ATCTCCTCTAAAATAAAGTTAGTTGCTTCTGTTCCTCGTATTCCAAACCATGTTGCTTTATATATATTTCGAGCTCTTCAGCAGTATCAAATGTCTTTTTAACGCTTTGCCAACCTGGCACGATATGCCCGTGAAAGTAATAAGTGCCATTCACTACATGGATATGTGCCACTCGTTCGTTATCCTGATACAGATATCTCTTAGATCCGAAAAATTGGTTTAAGTGTTCTTTGCGCGCGTTATATGTCATAGTCATTGCTCCCACAAGTCAAAAGCTCTTTGGACATAAAACTTCGCCTTTGCTAAATCCTCGTGTCCGTTTTTCAACGGTGCTCTAGATAGATATTTGATTGCATTACCTATTGCAAATGCTAATTGTGGTGGATACTGCGCCGTAACCTGTTCGATAAAATCTATAATTTCAATGTCGCCGTATGTGTAGTGCGCTGGTTGCTTAACATTGTCTTGTATTTCATTCATATCTACTTTTCTGTTACTGATTACACTCATTATGCTTCACTCCATTTCTTGAACATTTGGTTATAAGTATTATCAAACCAGTACGGATCACGTGAATGTTTCTGAGGTACATTAAACAAGTGTGGCTTCTTTCTTCTTAGCTCAGCCTCTCTCTTTCGCTTTCTTTCCAATTTGCGTTCGAGTCTAGCTTGTTCCAGTCTTTCTATTGTTTTCTTTTCTCTGTACTCGCTTAAACGCGTACCTTCTGGTGCGTCCATTGCTTCATGTAGTTCCCAACCGTCTTTTACTCTCTTAGAAACCATTCCAGCGGTTATACCGTGACTTTCTATTAATTCCATTTCAAATTTACTGAACCTATAAGGTTTATCATTTATTGTTACAATCCTTGCTTTTCTCGCCATTTTATCCACCTCTTATATTTCTTCTATTCGTATGATTATTTTGGGCTCAATTCCATAACGCTTTGAGCTAGTTATTTCTGTAATTTGGTTATCGTCTTTCCATACATGGCCATTACAAGCATCTAATACCGTTTTAATTAAGTTGTCGATATCCGGCTTAGTCACTTTATACTGCCCAACCATTTCGCTTTTCTTTTTCTTCGACCATGATTTAAGCAATGGAAAGTAAAAGTCTAATTCGATTTTTAGTGCGCGCTCTAGATTTAACTTAGGCATTTGCCCTTGTATATACGCTTTATGCTTTGTGTAAGACGTTGGCATGTAAGTTTGAACAAATCTACCTGTATTACGAAAGCGTGGACGAGGCGACCCCATCGGCGCATTAAACACTTCATTAAATTTAATTTCTATCTCCATGTAATCCCTCATATATATTCAAATAAGCTTGTTTGGTGTCCTAACTCCATTTGTTCATTATCAATAAGTGTATTTAATTCATAATCGTCTAAATACCAACGACGACCATTAAATTTTGTTTCTTTTATTCCAACAACTAAATGCCGACCATCTTTAAAATGTGGTGTAACTGAAAACATTTTGTTGCCGTCATGATCAAATAGATAGTATTTATCAAATGCATCCATTTTCAATCACTCCCATTTGCTATTTAGACGCTTAATAAAAGCTTCTCTGTCTTTCTCAAGGTTTTCATCTACTTCCGGCGTTTTCGTTTCTCTCGTGCTGTCTGTGAGCCATTTGGGTGTTTTTTCTTTTGATTGTTTAACGAAAGGTTTATAATTTTGTTTTTTGCTTTCAAGTTGTTGCTTTTCAAATGCACGTACTTGTTCAATAGATTTCAAGTTTGCATTAAGCCATGTATTCAAAATGCTTTTAGCATATCCCCAAGTAACTTTGTTTCTATCTTTAGCGATTTTAAGTGATGCGGTAACTATTTCATCTGAATCATTTTCAAATGAATCAAGATAATAATTTAAATCGTCTAAATTGTAAGAAGTTATGAAACCGAATCCGTTATCTTGGAAGAAGTCGAAGGCGGTTGTCTTCTTCTTCTCATTATTCACATTCTTTTCATTATTATCTTTATTATCATTATTGTTTGTGTTGGTTTGATGTTGTTTTGATGTTGGGTTGATGTTTGACTGATGTTGTTTTGATGTTGGTTTGATGTCGTTTTGATGTTGGTTCCTGCCCTGCTCACTTTGATAAAAGTCATAATTGACAATGGTTATAAGGGTATATTTTGATGTTGTTTTGACTTCTAACATTCCATCACTCTCGAGTAAGTCAAGGAAGGTTTTCACTTTAAATCGTGACCAGTTAAAAAGGTCAGACAAGGTCAAAATCGATGTTAATCTTTGTCCTCTTTCTACGGTTACAATTTGGTTTCCAATAGGCACTTTTGCCTTTGAATGATTCGCTTCCATGAGTAAATATATCCATGCTTCAAACTTTGAAAATGTTCTCTTTTCTTTAAATAGCCAATGATTTTGAATTGAGCGATCAATACTTATCCAACCAGTCATATACACACCTCACTTTCAAACCGGTTAAATTAGAATGGTACATCATTGTCATCTATTTCAATCGGACCATTTGCATTCGCAAACGGATTATCTTTTACTGGTTTGTTATTTGAATATTGCGATTGTCCACGTGTTTGTTGTACTTGTTGTTGATATAAATCTTGTTGAGTGTCATTTGAGTTTTTCGGTTCTAAAAATTGAATACTATCAGCAATAACTTCCGTAACGTATACACGTTGACCTTCCTTATTTTCATAGTTCCGCGTTTGTAACCTACCATCTACGCCCGCCAACGATCCTTTAGATAGGTATTTATTAACGTTCTCTGCTTGTTTTTTAAATACGATGATATTAATAAAGTCTGCCTCGCGCTCTCCTTGTGCATTCGTAAATGTGCGGTTAACTGCTAATGTGAATGATGCTACATTTACACCACTTTGAGTGGTTCTTAATTCTGGGTCTCTAGTTAAACGACCAACTAATATTGTTCTGTTTAGCATTTATAAACCTCCAACATAAACGGGCGCGCCCGTCACTTTTTGTATTTCACTTTTAATGTATTTTGCATTTGAATTTTGACTACTTAAATGAATTAAATGTATTTCTTCGAGTCTAGTTAAATCATTTGCTTTCAACATTCCGATAGCATGTTCTAAGCTAAAATGAGACTCCATAATTCTGTTTGCTAATGCGCTGTGTACACTGCCGTTTTTTATGTTTTCTTGCATTTGTTCATAGATATAATTAACTTCTAACATCATGTGCGTAATGCCGTTAAATTTGTATTTCAGATACTTCGTATCAGTAACATACAGGACCTTATAACCTAATGTGCTTTGTAATAAGAAAGCCACAGGCTCGTTAGCATCATGTTCAATGTCAAATGGTAAAATTGACCACGTACCAATTCGTAGCTCTTGCTTTGCCTTAATCGTGCATAAGCGATGACTTTCAAAATCCATAGCTCGTTGTGTTCCAGCAGTCATATAGCTGATTACACCATTGTCGACAAACTGCTTTGTGTACTTTGCATGATCACCATGTTCGTGTGTGATAAGACACCCTGCTATATGTCTTGTTTTATATTTGAAATGCTTTTGAACACGTTCAAATTTTATTCCTGCCTCAAGCAGTAACGTAGTACGTCCATCATTTAAGACGTAGCAGTTACCACTTGAACCAGTTGCTATTGTTTCAATTAAAATGGCTCTTCTTCGCTTTCTTTTTCTGTTGCAGGTTCTTTTATTTCTTCAAAGTCAGATACATCAATAGGTTTTTCATTTTCTAATTCTGTGTATTGTGCTTCTTCAAAAACTGGTGGTTCAAAATCCAATTGTTCTTGATTTGCATTTTCTTCAACTTCTGCATCCAATACTTCTTTGCGTTGACGTTGTTCAGATTCTTTAATTTGATTTGATAAAAGACTAGCGTCATCCGTGCTGTTTAAAATCTTTTTACATGCACGGTTTATTACAGTCTTTTTAGCCATTTCTTGAGGGAATCTTCTGTGTGTACCGTCTTCTTTAAATACACCGTTATAAACCATTTGTGATTGCTTCCACGCTTCTTCAATCTCTTCAAATGTCATGATTTCAGTGTAATTTCTACTTTCATCTTTAAATACAACTGTTGCATATGCACCGATAATGTTTTGTGTGTTTCTGTTACCAAAAGACTGTGTATGTTCAAGTTCAACAATTTTTCCGTTTTTAGTTTTATACTTAACTTCGTCACCTTCAAATATGACTTCTGCATTAATTTCTTCTGCGCCTGCTACACGTTTAGTTACTGCCATTGTTCCGTGGTAACTTCTTTGGAATTGAACCTTATCGCCATACATAATGAAATAGCCTTGATTCTTAGCAGGATTTAAACCTTGTACAACCATGTCCATTAAGGCGTTTGCTATGCTGGTTGAAGTTGCAAATTCCAGCGCTGGTTTATAACCATCTTTTTTAGATCCTTTTAATTCTTGCAGTTGTAACATTGCTGACTTCATTGCATTCTCAGGCGAATAGTTTGCAGGAAACTGTAAATCTCCTTGTGCTTCTAATGTCTTAACTCTAGATAGAACGTTGTCGCCCATTTTATTGTTTTTTAATAGTAATTCATTCGTCATTTTATATAGTCTCCATTCTTAATTTTTTATCTTGTTCATTTACTATCAATTGAATTTGTTGTGATTCTGTTTTGATAAGCTCTGTTACTGATTCAGCATTATCAATAAATATTGGCGCTGTAACTTTAAAATGTTTTGATAGTGTGTTGATGATATCTAAGCCAACATTAATTCTTGAGGCGTTATTTAAACCGCTGTCATACTCGACACCATTAACCGTTGTTGAACATGTTTCTTCTAATTCGCCGTTAACTAAGGTATTGAATAGCTTAAATTCAGCAATATCAAATTCGTTATTGATGTTTTCAGTAAGCATTTTGACTTTTGTTGTTGTAAATTCTTTTAAGATATAAAGGTCATGTGAATACTTTTCTTTTTCATCCAATAATCTGTCTTCTTCATTTCTTAATTCAGAAATAACATCATCTAGATGTTTATTTGATTTTTCGATTGATATTGACACTTCAATTTCTGATTTTTCTTGAGTAAGTTCGCTTATTTTGTCATCTATTCCTGAAACGTTATCTTGAATAGTTTTCCTAATGTTCGAGCGTTTTTGATTAATCTCATTTATCTCTAACATTACTGCTTTGTATTCGTCAGTTTGCGTAACGTCAACGTGAGTTATTTTCAACTTATTAATTTTGTTTTGTATTCTTGCTGAACGCTCTTCTGCTTCGTTGATTTTAATTTGAAGATTATTATTGTCATCCTCTAACTTCTCGATGATTGGCTTTATTTTCTTGCCTTCTGAAATAATGTGATTGATAGATGTTTGTATTGTTTCTAATTCTTTCGATTTGCCAGCATTGAATTTCTGCAATGCTTTTTCTCTTGCCTCATTCACTTGTTCAGCTGGTAACTGTTGACCACAACAACTACATACATTGTCATCAAGATATTCAAATTTTTGATTTTTAGCTTTTTCTAAATCACTTTTTAATCCTTTATGATTTTCTAATAATTGATTACGTCGATTTTCTTCATGTGTAATTTGTTGTTTGTTTTGCTTTAATCTTGTTTTAAGATTCGCAACCGTTCCATTTTCAACGTGTAGCTCATTTGTTAAAGCATGTATTTTGTTCTCATTACTGGCGCTATTATTAGCTTCTATGCGCTTCAATTCTGATTGTTTATCAGCTAATTGGTTACGCAAATTAATTTCTTCTGCACCGTTTTGAATATCTATACGCTCATTTTCAAGTTGCTCAATTTCTTGTTTTATGATTGTGTGTCTATCATTATCGAATTCCGGTACATCCTGCTTATTTTGTTGCGTTTGGTTAATACGTATCGGAATATCTTTGATATCTTTGTTAATCTGTTTTATCTTGTCTGTAAGAATCTTTTTCTTTGTTTCAATTTCGTGATCTCCAAGAATATTATTTAGTTCTTTAAAATCATCATTTGTTTTAATGACATCCTCATCATTGATTGGTTTAGCGATTTCAAACAACAAACTTCTTCGTTTCTTCCAATCTAGTAAGTTAAATGCTTGAGGGTTCGTAATTAACTTGAATACATCTTCATCAATCAGTTCATCAATACGAGCTTTATAATCCTTTACTTTTATTGATTCATCATTGATATATTGTTTCTTCGTTCGACTTCGTGAGTATTCCTTGCGATTCGTTTTTTGATTTATTGTGTACTTAGGATGTGACTCTTTTTTAAAAGTCGTAATTTTTCCGTCGATTTCAAATTCTGCGAAAACAGTCGGAATTAACTCATAATTTTCTTCGTTTTTTTCGTTTAAAGGTACAGGGTTAAATGATTTGGTTGAACCGTCTAAACCCTTATCGAAAAGCAGCCATTGTAATGCGGTTGCTGTTGTAGTCTTGCCAGTCGCATTATTGCCGTATATTTTTGCATCTTTACCGTCAAAGTTAAATTTTTCTTCTTTGATTCCAGCAAAGTTCGATATAGTTAACTTATTTATTTTCATATCTTTCCTCATGCTCCTTTTTTAATCTTCCGATGACCTCTTAGCACCTCGATAATTAAATTTTTTATTCGTTCATGGCTGTCTGGATTGATTTCATGTATCTGCACAAGCTTATTGTTTGTTTTGTAACTGTCGTGATAGTGCAAGAAATTAATCGATAAGTATCCGTGATGATTACGTTCAATTTCCAATAATGCTCGTTGGTTTGACAAAGTATATTCGTCGAATAACGTCTTAAAAATATTCAATATATTTCTTTCTGTATCTCTCATGCTTATACCTACCATTTCATGACTAAGTTAATTAGTCTGTCCTGTTCATCTGTGTTATTTTCAATCCATTCATAAATACTTTGTTTCAAAATATCTAAAGCTGTGTATAGATCGTTCTCGTCAGAAACTAGTAGCCCGTCAATTGAATTTCCTTCATGATCTAAAACGACTATTTCGACACTATATGCTCGCTTCTTAACTCTTAATTGAAAATCAAAGCCATCTACATTAAATATTTTTCGACATACGTCACCCGTTTTGTAATACATTGTTTTAGTCCTCCTTGTCGTCATCTATACCGAGAATTTTTTGTGATTTACACATTTGGAGAACATTGACAATATCTTTATAACTCTTAGTGCTATCCAATAAGTAAGCAAGATCAAAAGTATGACCAATCACAGAACTTGAACCTGCTAAATAATCTCCGTCGATAACTCCTATTGATGAGAAAAGCAAAATATCAAATTTACTTTCTCCCTTAATTTCTTTCGCTAATTCATACAATTCTGCCGTTTTTTCAGATAATAAGTCTTTTATTTCTTCCTGCGTCATGTCTTTATAATTTTTAGTCATGGTTGACTTCCTCCGTTTTTCGTTTTATATTTAACTTGAATTTTATTTCTTAAATGTTTGTTACTGTTACTTGTTGGCGCAAGTAGCAGTTTTTTTATTCTTCATAAAAGTATTCCTTATAGAATATGAATGTTGCGATACTTGCGAATCCTGCAATTGACCATGCTGTAGTGAAGTATAGAAACGGCATAAGTACAATCGCTAAGACTGTGAAGCATAGTACTGCTACTAGGTAGCTTTTATAAGTTTTACTCATTTGTTGTGCCCTCCTTTGTAAATCTCATTAAAATGTTCATCTACAAACTTATGCATCCTTCTTGCGTTAAACCTCCAACGATTAAAATTCTCATCAGGATAATGTACGATACCTTGTGCTCTTAACTCTTTTTCGAGTCTAGGGTGAAATAATAACCTGTCTTTGATTGTTTCATCAGATGCAATTTTTAATTTCTTCTTTAAGTCGCTCATGTTCCATACAGGGTCTAATGAGTAAGCTATTAACTCTTCATATTCATCTTTTGTGATAAGCACGTGTGTTTCAGGTATTGGAACTGTTACGTTTAAAATATGTGGCATTTCTATCTTTCCTTTCGTGTATAATGTTGTTATCAACCTAAGGTAGTGATAAGTATGAAATTAGATCATGATTGTGTTAGACATCTTTTGTTAGAAATTGAAACTAATAAAAAGATTGGTGAACCGCTCACCGAATACAATTTCAAAGATAATGTTGTATTTGGAAAATATGATTTTGAAACTGTAATGTATGCATTATTAAAACTGGAAGAAGCAAAGTATGTTAGTGTTAAATTCGGTTGGGAAGATGGACATATTTATGGTTATACAATTAACGATATAACTTGGTCAGGGCATGAATTTTTAGATAATATCCGAGACAATCACACTTGGAAAGAAGTTAAAAAAGTCGCAAACAAAACCACTAGTATGTCCGTAACATTGCTAAGCAAATTAGCTTTTAATTATCTAACACAAAAATTTAATCTAACTTAAATTCTTTTCCATCTATTAATCCATAAAAGTTATTTTTTAAATGCGGATGTCTTTCAAGCGTCATTTCAATAAAACGCTGGTCTATCATTAAGTCGTAGCCATCGTTGTATTGAATATTAACGGGTCGTCTATTACATTCTTCGTCATAGTAGTAATAGATGACTTTTTTGTTTTGAGCTTGCATTGTTCGTTCCTCCTATTAAGATGTTTGTTTTTCTCCTAAAAACTTATTAACAAAGTATTGTTGTCCTTTGCCTGTTACTTTTGGCGTCTTACTAATTGATGTGTGACCGTCCGAATGTGTGATTGATGTTTCTTTAATTTCGAATAACTCACGTTCCATTGAATACTGTGTAGGCATGTTATAATCCACACCCTTGCGTTTAATAAGGAATCCGTTTTGACGTAACCACTCAAACAATCTGCGTTGCCCGATGTTTATACCGTTTTGTTTAATGATCTTTGCTAACTCTCCAACTAAAATTGATGTCTTAGTAGTAGCTACTGCATCTGCAAATACAATTTTTGGTTTATCACGTTCAATCTTTGTTTCTAATTGATTGATTGTGTTGTTAGCAATTTTTAAAGCACGTTGCATAATCATTTCTGGGCTGTTCCATGCTTTTTCAACTTGGATGAAATATTGTCTTGCACGTTTACCGGGTTCACTGCGTTGAATCATTGCAATCTCTTTTGCAGTGTCTAGTGTGAGTGCATGGTCAATATAGTGAGTCATATTGCCTTGAGCTGTTGCTCTTTTTTGAGCGATAGCTGTGTAATCTGTATTTTCTTCAAATCCGTATTTAAGCATTCTTGGAAACCAATCTTTATATGCTGTCTTAACTTCTAATGCTTGATGAAGTTCTCGACCACTGATTGCGATTTCTCCATTTTCTTTTTCTTGTATGTTGAACATTTCTCCGATGTTCGATTTTGTTTGTAATGCTTGCATAATGTTTATGCTCCTTTCGTGTATAATGTTGTTATCAACCTAAGGAGGTGATAAGTATGGAACAAGTCCACGCTTGTCTTTTAGGTGAATGGGTTAATCTTCATGATGATGAAAATTGCAAAATGGGACCTCGTATGACTTCTCCATCAATATGGTGGGAAGAAAACGCTGAATTATGGTCTCCAATTCAAAAATTAGAAGCTGATACAATGTATCAACAGGACTACATCATGATTAATTACAAGGGTAAAGATTACCGAATTCATCCTATCTTTATTCAAATTGTTACTTCATAATCTTTTGTTGAGTAATAATATTTTTAATAACCTCAACATCTTGGTCGTCGAGTCGTAGCTCGGCGGCTTTTTTACTAAATTGTCCGTCAATAATTCTGTTGATTTCGTGCCACTGTGCAGGTGTGAATTGCTTTCTAAATTCTAAAAAATGTTTGATTGTTTCTTCCATTTGTAGTTCCTCCTTTATTCGAAATCATCGATGGTTAATTCTGAAACTCTCTTTTCATAGATATATAAATAATAATTTTTGATATCTCTGTAAAATTTTGCTGCTAGGTTATATTCACTTTCACTCAAATCTGAATTAAGCGTCACTCCAAAAATCGATAATGTTAATTTTCTAATATGATCATGAACATCTTGTACATAAGCTTTTTGATGAATTGATTCGAAGCCATGCTGATACTTTTTTAGTGGAATCGGATGATTAAGCTTCCTCAATCTTCCTAGCGACAAATCTTTTGCGAAATTGAGTTTTTTATTGATTTCTTCTAAATCGTCATTATTGATTCTTACTTTACTGAAAATTGCACCTGAGCTAATTGGTTTCTCGCCTTTTATAGCCTCTCTAACTTCTTTCGCTATAATTTCTTTCAACTCTTCTTTGGTTAACGTGATTTGTTCCATTGCGTTCCTCCTTATTTTTATTTAGTTGTCATTTTCGAAACTTAAAGTTTAAAAAAATATCATCATATTTAACATTAAAATGATCTGCTAATTTTTTAGCTTCTGAAGTTGTAAAATCTCTGCCATTAATTCGATTTATCTTTATACTCAATAAACTTCTACTCATTCCGATTGCTTTAGCAACTTCTTTTTGGTTAGTTCCTTTAAGTGCAATCAAGCTTTTTATTTTTAAGTATGGTTTATCTGCTACACTAGTTGTCATTGAACCCCCTCCTTTTGTTTCGTTTGTAACAACTTGATTTAAGAATACATCATAAAAGTTTCGATGTCAACAACTTTTGCAATAATATTTTCCTTGCGTTTCGTTTTCGAAACTTTTATAATGAAATTATCTTATATAAGGAGGGTTTCGTATGGGTATTGGTGAAGGTTTAAAGAAGCTAAGAAAAAATAAAAATATGACTATGGAACAATTAGCAACTGATCTTAATAATAAATATCCCGACTTAATGAAATTAACGAAAGGCAAGATATCAAAATGGGAAAATGAAAAGGAAGAACCTCGATTATCAACTGCCAAAATTTTGGCTGAGTACTTCAATGTGAAGATTAATGATTTGTATAGTGAATCAAATACTACATACAAAGACGATAACGACATCACTTCCATATACAACAAACTCACACCTCCCCGCCAAGAAAACGTACTTAACTATGCAAATGAGCAATTGGAAGAACAGAATTCTAAAGGAGATAACGTTGTAGATATTAATTCATATAAACAGGAGAAAACTCCAGTTAACGTCAATGGTTGCGTCTCTGCTGGTGTAGGAGAACGTTTACACGATGAAACGCTATTTACTGAAATGGTTAAAGGACCTATCCCCACACACGATTTAGCGTTAAAAGTAAATGGTGATTCTATGGAACCTATGTTTAAAGATGGCGAAATCATATTTGTGGAGAAAACTCACAATATAAAGAATGGACAAATTGGTATATTCATCATTGAAGAAGAAGCGTATGTTAAGAAAGTCTTTGTTGAAGATGATAGATTGACTCTAGTTTCACTAAATAAAGATTACGACGATCTACACTTTTATAGAAATGAAAGTGTGAGGTTAATTGGAAAAGTTATTTTATAAAAGGAGCACTTGCAAATGAAAAAATATGATATTGCAGTCTTAGACTTTGAAACTATGAATGAACATATGAACAGCCCTTGCGAAGTTGCTGTATCTTTAATTAAGGATTTATCAATAGTAAAAGTTTATTCATCTTATATTAATCCTCCTAATAATAGATATAACTTGAAAAACGCTAAAATACATAAAATACCTGAAGATGTCATATTAAAAGCACCTAAATATCCAGATATTTACCAAGAAATTCTCTATCTTTTAAAAGAATCACATTTAATTATTGCTCATAATGCACTTTTTGATATTTCAGTATTAAAAAATACTAATAATTATTATGACTTACCTGTTCCAAACTTCATGTATGTCGATAGTATAAATATCTTTAGAAGCTTCCACGCAATCTCTAGTTTTAAATTAGAAAATTTGTGTAGCTTATATGATATCGATAAAGAAAAATTACATTCTGCTAAATTTGACGTGCTAGCTTTATCGAAGATGTTGATATCACTCGCTAAAAACAATCAGCATTATAGTGTATTAAAATTAATACATTATATGCCTAAGCAATACATTAGATTTAGCAAATATTCTAACTCTCCAACTAAACTTTTCGATTCAGGATTTCAAAAAATTCATATGAAAATATCTGAGATTAATAAAATAGAAGTGGAAAGTGTAATCCCTATTTTAAAAGATAAAAATGTTGTTTTTACAGGTAATTTTGACACTGAAAAACAAGATTTAATGATATTAACTAGAAAGAAAGGAGCTTATATCAGAAGTGACGTAACTGCAAAAACAGATATTTTAGTCGAAGGTGTTCAAGATGATAAATATAAAGATGTGAACGGACTAGTTTCAAAACAACGAAAAGCTCGAGAATATGTTGGAAATGGTGCAAAAATTCAATTTTTAAATGAAGAAGACTTAATAAATTTAATAAAGGAATAATAACGATGATCAAAAAAATTTTTACAAAAAAACATGTATTCTTAGTTATAGAAGATGAAAACCATAATCACAGCGATGCTGTTTTTGGAAAAAGTATATTACTTTCAATTTACGTCGGTGTGAATAAAAAGACTAATTCTAAATCAGGGAAATTTATATACCTTGACAGATCTAAAAGAATCGTTAGACAATCTGATATCACCAAAATAGAATCAGCTAACGAAAATGATGTAGATTTTTATAATTTACTGAAGAAAGAAAAGGAAATTGTTTATTCCAAAAATATAGTAGATAAATACAATTTAGCGAACTATATAATTTACTACGAAGTTAGTACTAAAGAATAAACCAATCCATTATTTCATAATACTAACCTTAAATTTACAGAGGTTTTAATTATGAAACATGAAAAAAGCAATCTTAACTTTAAGTCTTATATTTATTACCTACTACCTCACTTTTAAATATATGTGGATTAAAGAATTGAAGTATTAATCATGCTTATTTGAAAAAGACGTCTATTTCAGCAGTGTTTGAAAGGAAGTTTATAATGAAAATAACTAATTGCAAAATAAAAAAAGAAACTATAGTATATGAAGTTTTAACTAGTGGTAATCAACCATTCACTTATGAGTTACCTAAAGATTTATCGTCACATAATGCGCGTAAATACTTGGAATTTATTTCACAAAAATTAGATGGCGATAAGTTAACCAAAGAAGATTCATTATGATTTTACTAAACAAAAAACGCCTACTAGTGTGAAAACGTATTGATTAATAGCGCCTATGTGGCGCTTTAATATATAAAGTAAGCAAAGGAGAAATGAAAATGAAAAAAGTAAGTGTTATAATGCCAACATTCAATAACGGCGAAAAATTACATAGAACCATTAGTTCTGTATTAAATCAAACAATGAAGAGTACTGATTACGAATTAATTATTATTGATGATCATTCAAATGACAATGGTGAGACTTTGAATGTTATAAAAAAATATAAAGGATTAGTTCGTTTTAAACAATTAAAAAAGAATAGTGGAAATGCTAGCGTACCTAGAAATACAGGCTTAAAAATGAG